TTGAATTCCCAATCTTCTTCATACATTTTATAGCTTTCTTCTTTTGTCTTATCCACAAGCGCTCCATCCACACTCAAGACACATTTTACATCCTTCTTGATATATGATATTTTTTGTATTGCAAGCTTGACAAACTTCATTCTCTATCTTTGTTCCATCTTTAATAAACTTACTTAATAATTTTTTAACATGAAATAAAAATGATGAGAATCCATCTGGATTTTCTTCTAATATTCCTACTATTTCAAATGCTGGAACATTATGTCTTAGTGCTAATCCAATAGCTCTAGCTATCTTATTTACATTTGTTTGACCTGAATATTTACTACGTTGTCTTTCAATTAATTCTTCTTTAATACCTTTATTTCTACATAAAGATTCCATATCTTCTATTACTTTACCTGCAACTTCAGTCGACTCATAAGAGTTTGTATGTACAAACATGGCATAAGGTTTTTGATATTTGCTATCGGCGAATGCGATATTGATATACCACTTCTTCTTATTTTTATCTCTTCTTATATATCCCTTAGAATAATATTCTTTTGGTAATTTGACATCCTCTTTAATTACATCACCATTTGACTTAACAAACATTTCTTCAAGTTCAGATTGATATTCATGAGTCTTTTGTTCTTCAAGTACTGCAGTCATTGTATTAGCTCTATATGTAGTTAAGCCTTTAATTTCACTTCTCCAAGCAGTTAAATAGAGCTCTTTGAAATCATCATAACTATAATGCTCAGGAATGTTTACCGTATTATGAGTTGGAACTCCATTTACTCAATATGAGTGAGACATATCATCTATTTCTAAATCACCTGTATCAACATCACTAATTAGCTCTATTTTAATAATCTTTTTTGACTCTGGCATAATTAACGAGCGCAGATTAAAAAGATGCTCGTTTGTTACTTCATTTCAGTTTAGATGTTTTAAGTCTATTTTTATTTCATCAAGCGTTTTTATTTGTCTATAGTCTAGCGGAATCTTTTTATTGTTCTGACTAATTGATTCTAAAATATTCATAAAATTTCTCCTTATTAAATATTATCTCTTCTGTTATGATAAAAAAATTACTATGTAATTCTTTTATATATCTACCTTTTTCTTCATTAAATCTTTCTAAAAATATCTTTGGCTTTATTTCTAAAATAAATTGCTCTTCACTAGTTGTTGTAAATATTATATCAGGAACATAACATTTTTTCTTTTTTTTATCTGTCTCAAAAGTCATATGATACGGCTCTGTCTCAAAGCATGTAACTTTTTCATTTAATTCTAATAATTGTAGAACTTGCAATTCGTAGCTGCTTCTATAATAAATATCTTTATTGTTTTTTTCACTGAAAAAGTATCCTGTTCTAACTGCGTGTATATTATATCCTCTGTTATATCTCTCAGGATGATTTGCAATATAATTTGCACTTCTTATACTTATATAAGCCGAATATCACATTTTTGTCTCTTGCGGAGTCATATTCTTTACATCCACTACACTAAACTCCGGAAAACTTGACTTAATGGTGTTTCTAACTTTTAAATTAAGCATATTACTTTGTTTCCATTTTAATATATACTTTTCTTTCTCTTCTACAGACTTGAGTCTGTAGTTTGTTTTTTTAGAATATCCAGATAGCGAAATTAAATCTTGTTTTGATAACTTACTAGTATCAAGTCCTAGTTTTATTGCTATATTTTTTCCTGTGGTCGCTACTCCATCAACGTATGACAAGTGCAACAGTCTAGCATCATCATGTATTAGTGGATATTTTTTTTTTGCAATACGTATTCTTGATTTATGCGCATTAACTATCATTGTATTAGCTAAACCAGGATCACCCTCTCACTTATCTTTTTTTTCTGTAATCATCTTGTGTGATAGACTCTTATTATATCTATTAAAAAAAGCATAATATTCCTCTGTATTTATCTTATCAATTTCTTTTTTGTTTGCTAATCAAATTGACACCTCTCACTTATGCTTTTGCTTAGTATTAATATAATTTTGCTTTAAGAGATTTATTAGCTTCTGCTCTTGATAGAAACTTACTATGCTGTGATCTCTTTTTATAATATTTGCTAATGCTAATATTACTTGCTTATTAACACCTCTATTATATAATTGTTTTAAGTAGATATTATTATCATCACTCAATGTTTTAAATTTTCTAAATCTCATAAAACCTCTCTTTATCTTTATATATAAATATGAAGACAACAGGGCTTTTACAAATATTTATTTCCGTATTACTATATTTTGATCAATCTTTGTATCAATTAACTTTACTCAATGTGAGTTCTCAACAAATATTTTATGATTTAGTGTTCCAATTATTGTCGAATTATCACTAAAACTAATCTTTATACATTTAGAATCTATCTTATTGTTATATGTAGATTTTATTTCAACTTTATTATTAATATGATTTTTAGTATAAAGTTTATCAGACTCTATAGACTTAAATTCACCACTATTATTAAACTCAAGCTCACTTAAATACACAACCTCGTCATTTATAATAATCATACTTGAAGACTTTTCAACACACTTACTAGAATTCATGTTCGTATAGTGAGCAATTATTTTCAGCACACTTAAATGATTTTCAACTGATAAATCAACTGTAGTTGAAAAAACATCCTCATCCTTATTTAAAAGTGTCCAGGTTATATCTTCATCAGAAAATATATTTGCTTTTACTCAACTCCAACCATAGTCTTCAACTAAATTTGCTTTGACCAAGCCTCTACTTTTATCAACTCTATAAGATTCTCCATTAAATTCGCCTTCTAATATTTGTTCATTTGCGATAGTTATGAATTTAAGATTTTCTGTTTCAAACCATTCACTCTTCATTACATCTGGAATTATAAATTCACTCTCTGCTAATGCTCTCTTTTCCTCGTCGGTAACAATAACTCATCTAGTATACTCTTTCATAAATACAGGTTCTATTCCACCTGACACAATGCCGGCAAATATTGAAGTGTTGTGTGAAATAATACCATTACCTAATATATAGTGATGAGCATCTTCAACTTCTATATCATACGTATCATCTTTTATAAGCTTGATCTCTGTTACTACTTCTTCAATTAGCTCGAGTCCTTCTATATTAACTACACTCATTATTTTCTCCTTCTATAAATTTTTTACATTTTATTAGCACTTTTTCTTTATTATCTCTTCATTCTTTTTCTCAGACGACTAATGTATCAAATCCGCTATTATTTGCAACCCTTAATTTATATCTATCTTTGTCTCAAAGTCTTTTTGCATCAGTTTTTAATATCGGATGTTTTCAATCTGATTCAAATAATAGCGGATTTGCATGTCAAAAATCTCCATTAAACTCTATAATTTTTTTATTTCCTGATTTTATTAATGTAAAGTCAAAAAATAAATATGATTTCTTGTTTCTATCATATATTCATCATTCTTTATTTTTTTTTGCATATTTTATATATTTATGAAAGTCATCATGTAACATATCTAAAAGAGAATCACAAAAACTTTGTGATACTTCTGAAACAGACGTTTTACTAGCACTAGATGATTTTTTTAATAACAGCTCTTTTCATTTTTGGGCACCGATTTCTTGTCCATATTTTTTAATTCACTTACTAAGTGTTGCTGCATGAAGCTGTTTATTTTTGTTATTTTTATGATGTTTTGATATACTAATTGATTGTTTCTTATTTTTAGAATTTCATTTTTCCATACCAATCTTTTTACCATATTTGTTAATAAAGTAATCCATATCTCGTCTTTGATAATCTGCATATTGTTTTCTTGCTAAATCATAATCTCCATCACATATCTTTAGTCAATACGCAAATGCCCTTTTTGTTGTTTCTCTTTTAGTTTGTATATATTCATCTCATCTCTTCTCGCCTGCAATTTTACCAAGTTGCATAATATATTTTTCTTTTGTATGTTTAGATTTATTTCTAAATATATCATATTTTATTATACCTTCTGGTTCACCATATCTTCTAATAAATCCATCTAAACTTTGATCAACCTTTAATAAGTATTCTTGCCACAAATTATCTGCGACTTCTTTTGAATTTTCCTCATATATTCTAGTTTTATAAGTTTTATATTTTCTTTTTGTCATTTAAAATTGCTCCTACATTACTTTATTATAAATATAAATATCAATGTAGGAGCAATTTTATTTAATTATTTTTTTATCAAAATCTTATCGCCAACTTTTAAATCTTGTAACTCAATTCATTTTGCTCGAGTATCACTTATCTTAACTAAAAGCTTATGTTCACTTGTGCCATCAATTTTATTGTTCATATCTGTTTTTATTGAATATACGTTTCTATTATCATTAATATATAATCCTGTAATTCTCTTATTACCTTGTAGTGTAGGAACTTCCAAAGTTTTAATTGGAATAAATGATTGGTTCTTTTTTTCTTTTGTAATATCTATTTTATTTTCTTTAAAAATTTGAGAAATAGACTTTACACCTTCTGCTGTTCTTATTTTTGTATTCTTTCTAACGCAATTCCCATTTGGAGCATTTGCTGAATGACAGCTATTTCTCATTGTTCCAACTGATTCAACTAACGACTTCACTTCTTCTGATATATCAATATTCTTTCACCAATAAGTATTAAAATATTCCTTACTATCAAATAACTCAAATGAACCTTTTTCTTCACCAAGCATTGCTGAAGCGAGTAATTCCACCCCGGCTTTTATTTTGTATATGTCTCTAACCATATCTAATGACTCCGGAGAGCCATATCTAATACCCATCATATAATGTAATGATCCTAATCCCATGGTACCTAATCCAATTCGTCTCTTCTTAAGCATTGATTCTTTATATTCAGGCAATGGTACATTTGAAATATCATTAATATTATCTAGAAATCTTACAGCAGTTATAATTGTATTAATAAACTTTGCAAAATCAAATGATCCATTATCATAAAACTTAACAAGATTTATACTTCCTAAATTGCATACGCCAGTTGACATGAGAATTTCTCCTAACCGCAATCGACGTTGAGTGTCGACTGCATATAATAATCCTCCTTTCTATGTGTTATTTTTGGTTTTGAAATATTATTAACTTTCATTTGCTTTTATTAGCTCCTTTTTAAAATTTTCAATTGTTTCAAAATTCTTCAATATTGATTTTATTGAAAATTGTATATTTTTTGCATTAAATTTTTTCTTTAAATCTAGCACTTTCTCATTATTGTTACTTTTTAATAAAGAAATAAAATAATTAATATCAATATTATTTCTTTTTATGAAATTAATTGGAATAAATTTTATTCCTTCTTTAACTGATTTTCCGTGCTCCTTTCTTTTGCTTTCTGTTCATCTCTTTTTCTGAGAGGCTGATTGTTTTTTTATATACAACTCTCAACTCTCTTTATCTTCTTTCCGACTTTTCATTGCTATCTTCGATCTCTCTGAGTGAGCATCTTTTTCTTCTTCTGTTCTATTATTATAAAATTTAATTAAAGCAAATTTAGTTTTATCTCTGTTTCTTATGCTGCTATAGTATTTCTTCATAGTAATAGAGTGTTTTGGATTTTTAACTCCAAGCTTTTTTCTTGAAAGACCTTCTCTGTTCTCGCTATTTTGAAAATATGCTATTCTAATATTGCTCATTTTTTTAATAGCTGAAGACGAGTGTTTTTTTCCATACATTCCGTTATTTTTTCCAACCCTTTCGCATTTTAAGCACCGCTCTTTATAGTCTGGCGAACTCGTAATTGTGTCACCGCCGTCCCCGCCAGCTGTAATATTATATCCGATATTGCGGTTTTGAGAATTAAGTTTTTTAATTCAATATCTTTCTGCTTTGTTCAACTCTTTAGAGCTTAAACATTCACAAAGCGTTTCTTTTTTAAAATTTTCTATTCCGTATTTATTGATAGCAAGATTTAATATCTTACCGGAGCCGAGGTAATTATTATTATTTTTAGAATCTTTGCCAACATAAATTTTACCATTAATTAAGTTTGTGGTTTTATAAATTATCATATTTAATTTTCCTTAGTACACTCATTAGATATTTTAATGTCTATTGGAGCCTGTACTCTTTTATTATAAATATAGTAACTCAATTATTTTATTTAATAAATTTCATCGTTTTCATCTAAATCTATAGCAAATTTTTGTTGTCCATTGTCAACATCTACTACATCATATATGTAAAATCTTTCTATGTTATTTACCAAAACAGGCTCCGTGACTATATATTCGTCGCGATTTATTAAACTAAAAAAGTTATAATTTGGAACAGCTGTTAAATCATATACATCTTCCTTCTTTTCGGTCTTTTCTATTCTAACAATTGCTTTTAGTTTCCCATCAGCACCATTAACAGACGGAAGCGTTGTTGTTTTACCAGCTTTGTACTGGTCATATATATTACCAACACACAACTCATTGAACGACTTTCCATATAGTTTATGTTTGTAGTTAGTTAGAATATATTCATTATTTTCAAAGCAAACTTTATATATTTCATCATCCTTTTGAGTCATCCACACTCTCTTTAACTCTGAATTATACAGTTTTTTGTCTTTATCTATTGTTATAATAGTTAAATTCTTAATCTTATTTTTCTGCTTTTCTAAGTTTTTAATTTTAATTCACCCAACGTTAGTGAAGACAAGAGTATCTCCTACTACACAGGGATTTGAAGTAGCTATATTTTCACAATAGTTAACAGGATTCAACTTGTTTGCTAAATCAAGAAATAAAACTCCAGGTTCGTTTCTGGTATAAGTTGCAGTCATTATCTTATCTCAGAGATCTTTAACTTTAATTGTCTGATAATTAACTCTCGGATAACCTTTATTGATCCATTTTTGATAATCTCCCTTTCATTCTGTTTTATATTGAGGACAGGAAGTATCTGGAAATGATAATGTTCAGAGTATCTCTCCGCGACCAGCATCGTCAATAACAGCTTTAATAAACTCTGCATTAATTCCTACCGATAAGTTAAATTTAGTTAATCTATTAGGAGTTTGTTTAGCTTCTATAAAATCAATAATGTCAGGATGCCAGACTTCTAGAATACCCATCTGTGCTCCTTTTCTTATCTTCTTTTTTTCTTTTCCCTCATTACCATCTTTAAGTACTTTAGTCGTACCAGAAGTAATAATTTCAGAAGACTTATCTCATAGCTCCATAAATTTTAATACACCAGGAGTTCTTATTCCGGTTCCTTTAACATAAGTCCCCTCTGGACGAAGTCAGCTGAAATTCATTCCATATCCACCTTCCGATGCTAATGTTTTTGCTTGTGCTTTTAGTAGAGTATAAATTCCATTTATTGAATCTGGATCTGAAAAATTATCTAAATCTTGAGGCGAATGTGCAAAGCAATTCATTAATGTTGTCTCTTTTTTATCAGGTGCTCCAATGTTTGCCATTATTCTTCCGCCTGGCACAAAATTCCAATCTTCTAAAATATCATAAAATTTGTCTCTTCACATATCAGGCTGTGTTTCTACTGCAGAAGCGGCAGTTGCTATTCGTAATCAAGTATCTTCAATAGCATTATCTATACTAAGTTTATAATTCTGCTCTCATATTGTCTTTTGAAATTCATTTGTAAACATATAAAAATTACTCTTTTTCCTTTTCTTTGTTCATATTACCCAATTTCTGAGCAATCAATCTTCTTACATATTCGTTACCATTACCTTGTTTTTTCGATTCTTCTAGATCACCTCTAGTGCCTACATCGTAAATAGATATTGCACCATTATTAGCATTAAAGCTGGCTTTAAATGTCATACCATCTGCGCCAAATCTATTCTTAATAATATGTATTCTACTAGTACCTGCTAACTTATCTTCAATTTTTCTTGATATTGACATAACGAAATCTGCAGTCATTACTTTTTTATAAGAATCTGCAATATTCTCTGCAACTATTACATCTTGTTCTTGTGCACTTCTATTACTTTGACTTCCAGTTCAACCAGGTTTTCCAATTAGTGTTAAGAAACCACGCATTTCTTCATATATTCTACCACCTATATGATAACTACTTTGCATATGCTTTGATAAGGTAGTAGTTAGAAGATCGCCATAATCAATAATAATAAGATCTGGTTCAAAACCTAATGACTTTAAAAGATTATAATGAGCTTCTAATGTTGCAACAGTTGCGATAGTAGCTGGATATTGCTTAACAATTAGTAATTTCCCATATTGATCAACCAACTCCTTTACTTCATCTTTATGATATTTTAATTCTTTAAAAGGATATCCTGATATTATACTATCATATCTCAATCCTACATAATTTTCACTAAGTTCAAGAGTATAGTGTAATACTTTCTTTCCCGCTTTTACTGCTGCCGCTCCCAGATATGCTAAGAACCATGATTTTCCAGAACCAGGACCGCCTACTATTACTCCAAGTTCACCAGCACCAATGCCGCCAGATAGTAAATCATCAATTACTGGTCAAGATGTTAGTACACATTTTCTAAGAGATTCATTATATCTATCTTCGAAATCTTCGAAATAGTCATGACCAATATCTCTTTCTACTCCAGCATTACTAGCTTCATTAATAACGTGTCTTATTTCTTCATAATTTTCATCTTGAAGAAGCTCTATAGAATCTAACAATGCTTTTTTGAGTACTTGATTCTTTAAAAAAGCAAGAGTTTTGCTTTTAACATAACTTAGATCGCTAGATTTAAAGTGCTTATTTATATCTTGTATATGTCTTAAGACGTCAGTTTTTAGTTCTTGAGACTCAATATTCGATAACTCCATTTTTATTACATCGAATGTTATAGTATCTTTGTACTCCGCATAATAATCAAGTGATTGATTTGCTAATCATTTAGCAGCATCTGATGTAAAATATTGAGATCGAATAATATCAGCAGTTTGCTTAATAAATGGCTTATCAGATATTAGCGTAACTAATAGCTTTATCTGAAAGTCATATCCATATGTACCTAAATTATTTGACATTCTTACCGCCTATTTCATCATTAAAAGAAGTAGCACGATAATTAAGTCTAGAGAAACAATCATCCATCCAAGCCATTGGATTTCTAATACCAGAAGTTGCTCTATCTTCTATTAGCATTTTTTGTATTTTAAACTTGTTTAGTTGATTAATATGAGTGCTAGTAACTAATTCTTTAATCTTTAGAGCATCTTTTTCTTCTACTCTTATTTCACCGAGAGACATTAATTTGTAATTTCTCTTTATAATACTTTCAAAGTTTTCTAAAAATTTTCCTATGTTATTTTCTACTGCATATTCATATATGTTATCCAAATTCCATTTCACAGTTTCATCTAAAAGTATCGGAATCTTTTTAAGTATTGTTTTTATACCTCATCTTGGTACACCAGGAATATTATCAGAATTATCACCATCAATAGCTCTAAGTAAAGATATATGATGCGCTGGCACTCCAAAGACATCTTGTACATTCTTTTTATCATATAAAATTTTCTTTATAGGAGAAAAAACCTTAATGTTATCTGTTTCGCATAATTGTAAAAAGTCTTTGTCCATAGATAATATAATATGATTAGTAGTATCATCAAAAATTTGTGTTGTAATATACCATATAATATCATCAGCTTCATAACCATTAACCATTACTGTTGTTATAGGTAAAAAAGACAAATATTCAAATAATCTTGCTAGCTCCATTTTCATTATTTTCTCTTCCATTTCTGCTGAACTATAATAAAACTTTCGATTATAAACATCTGCTTCTTTTCTCATTTTTCGTTGAGCTTTATAGCCCTCAAATATTTCTTTTCTTTTCTTAATACTATCTACACCATCAGTAACAATAATAACTCGAGTAGGACTAAATCGCTTAATTACATATCCTAGAGAAGTTAACGAACCGGTAATTCCTCCAATATGTACTCCATCATCATTAGTTGCAGGATTAGCAGCATATGCTCTAATAAATAGATTTAATAAGTCAACTACTAATATTCTAGAATTTGGACCTAACTTTATATCATTTGCGTGATTTTCAGATATTTTCTTTAGAATACTATTAATATTAACTAAAGACACAAATCCTCACTAACATCTTCTCACAATATACTAACCGGTCTCAACTCGTGAATTACCATAGAGATGAGTTTGATTTGTTCACTATTAAATTTCCAGCGCTTGTTAATATTTAACATTGCTCAAGTATTAATGTCTGTTTTTCTCTCAATTGATACTGCTTTCCAATCACAAACCATCTCTATTATTGCTTGATCTGTCATTTCGGTTGCATCAACTAATAACAATGGAGTATCTTTATCTAATGGATTAATTGAATTACCAGTTAAATTCTTATCCCAATATTCGGGATGATGAGAGCTATGCTTGACATGATAATCAGTCATTTCAGTCATTAATAGTTCTAATTTAGGTGATGCATGTAATTTTTTTCCATATAATCTATTAATTAAATATACTCCATTAATATATGGATATATATTAAACTCTGGACTTTTAAACTTATCAACATCATGATTATTAATACCATCATATTGCTTTACAATATTTGTAATTTGTGCATTGGGATTAGGTCATAAATAAAACCAGCACCTTTGAACTAGGTTTATGTGCTTCTTCGTTCTTTTAATAAAATTATATAACAAAAAATAATAATTAATATCGTCTATAAATCTTATGTCGTCTATGTTATCAATATAATCAATGTTCTCAATTCCATATTTGTTCATTCTTTCTATTTTTTCTCTATTCATCATCGTCACCTTCTCTACTTCCATTTAGCGGTGTAAACTCATCATCTTTCTCTTTATCAACTTCTATACTCAAGGTATCAATATCAATTCTATTATCATATATGTATTTCATTATAAAAGTTTCACAAACCAAATCATATACATAATCTCTAAGTCCAGGAATTTCATTTAACTTATCAATCCAAGTTTTAGCTTGAAATTTAATATCTGTGATTTCGCCAGTATCCTTATCAACTACTGATAGCGTATACCATGCGCCGCCAGATTTTACGAGTCCTTTTCCTTTTAAATATAGTAACAAAGAACCTTCATTATCAATTCCTGAACTAAAGTATAGCGGAAATTCAACTGTTCTCTCACTTGGTCCAAATCTTGATTTCATAATTCTTGCTTTAATATATAATCCTATAACATCACCTTCACTATCCTTAAGCTTCTGAGCTTTTGTAAATCTAACTCTTGTACTTGCTGCAAATCCTATTGCAAAGCCACCAGAAGTTGTTTTATCATCTCCTCACATTGCACCTAACTTTGAGCGTAATTGATTTGTCATAATCAAAGCTACATTTTCTCTAGCAACTAAATTCGTTATCTTTCTCATTGCTTTTGAATTAATAATTGATTTAGTTGTAGATCAACCATCTTTATTAAAATCAGACTCCATTTCAACTTTAGTTGTTGCTTGACTCATTGAGTCTACAAGTATAGTAACTAACTTATTATGTCCAGATTCTTTTATTCTATTAATTAAATTTTCAATTGTTTCATATATATCTTCAACCAAATTAAGTTGTGCATATATTAATTTATCTAAATCTACACCAATCACTTTTAAAAAGTCTGTAGAAATAGCAGATTCCGTATCTATATATATTGCTATTCCACCAAGTTTTTGTGTTGACGCTAATATATGTGCTCCAATTAGTGATTTACCTGTAGCTTCCATTCCTTGTAATTCGCAAATTCTACCAGATGCTATCCCACCATCTTTTCTATTTGATATAGCTAAATCAAGTAAAGTTGAGCCAGTTGAAATTCAATTCTTTACATTTGCAGCAACTATTTCTTTGCTAGCATCATTTAAAATATATGCTGTATCTGGGGCTTTTTTCTTTCCGTTGACGGTAGTATTTATTGTCTCCACTAATGCATTTAGTAAGCTTTCATTCATTATTTTTTTTATAACCTTTTTCTTAGAGAAAGGAGGAAGAAACTAATCTCCCTCCTACTTTTTTTTAAATTAATTATTTACTTCTTTTCAGCCTTCATCATTTCATCAAATTCAGAGAATATTTTCTCTTTATCAAATGCTGGAGCAGCTTTAATAGAAGCTTCTGTACTCGTATCAGCGGCAGTTTTTTCATCATCGCTATCTGGATTTAAATAAGCTTCTAAAACTTCTGTTAGTTTTTCATAACTAGTTTCAGGATAAATTTCAGTAAGATCTGGCTGCTCATCTAACAATTTCTCCAAAAGCTTTGGATCATTTGTTAATATGCTAGACTTTCTCTTAGGTCTAACACTAATCTTACCATATATATTTCCTACAGTTGAACCTGATTGCTTTTCAACTACTATATCAGTTCCTGTTTCCGTATGTGTAATATCACCATAGTCAGGATCGCTAATGAGTTTAAGAAGCTCTTCATATACAGTGCTTCCAATACCCCACATCTTTACTCCGGCATTCTCTTCACCACGTACAACTACAGGTACATATGTTCTCTGTGTTGGCATTAGTTTTCTTGATAATTTTCAATTTTCTTTATCTCCAGCTGAAGCTAATTCATCAGCTGCTTCTACAAACGGATCTGCTTTTCCATAAGTTGCTGGTGATAAGAAATATTGGTTGCCTTTTGCTTTACCATAATGGAATTTCAATTCCGTAAATGGCATAGATGGATTGTGTTTATAAGGTAATAGTCTGATTGTTGTTGAGGAATCATCCTCTGGTCTTCATAAATAATTTTTCTTTGAGTTCTTGTTTTGTAAGCCCGCAAGCGTAGCTTTAATGGCATCTAAATCGATACCAGCAATTTGAGTTTTACTTTCCATGCTTTTTTCGTTTTCCTTTTCTTCGTTTTTTTGTTCGTTTTTTGTTCGTTTGTCTTTTTCTTTTAATTAGACGTAACTTAATTGTTTTTATTTTACCGCTTGTTATAGCAGATATTTAACCGGCAGCCCGTGAAGGATTTGAACCCTCTGGTGAAGCTTTGGACACCTCACATGATTTTGAAGACCATCCCCAGAGCCATGGCTGGGTCTAACGAGCTGTATACTTTATTCTTATATATAATATAGGTAAAAAATGAAAAAATGTAACATTTTTCTTACATTTTAGCAAGATTTATTTAGGCTCCATATTTAAATCTGAAAATATTTTATATATTGCTGCCAAGTGAAATTGCTTAGTTTTAATACAATTTGGAATTGGATATGTAGCCATATGCTCTTCTATTAATTTTCTACTATTCATCAATCTAGTCAAGTATTGGAGTATCTCTAATTTCGTATGTATCCCTTTATAATAACCATGCTCTTCTGACATCTTTTTAATTGTTTCTTTATTCATATCTGCGTCAAATAACATTGCCTTGAATACTATTAATAAATCTTTTAAATTACTGGTAACTTGTTCAATTTTAAAATTATATTCTCTTTCTTTAAAATCTATCTCTATTCGCTCTTCTGACATTTTTTGCTATATCCTTTTTTTAAATCATATTTTATTTCTTTAAGCTTGGTTGAAATAATATTTAGCTCTCCGTTTTTAATTAGTAATATCGTATTTTCAAAACTATCTCACGGTATCTTAAAATCCTTGCTTTCTTTACCTTTATTTAAAAAGCATATTAAACTATTTAAACTATTAATTGTATATAACACATTATAGTTTCTCTTACGATGGATTAATATTGTATCACTTAATCATCCTGGCGTTAGTTGTTCCACTGCATTATATATACAATACAATTCTTGAGTATCATCTACATTTTCAATTACTAATATTTTATTATTCTTAATAAGATATATACTTCTTATTCTCTCAATTGTCTTCTCTAAACTATTTAAGCTAGAAAATGTACATAATAGTTTATCACTATTCATTTATTTTTAATAGTCGTTCACTCCTTTATATAATTCTAATTTATTTTCTTTAGACTACCATAATTAATTCCATATTTAGTAGTATAAGAATAGTTTCCTTGATTAATAATTAAACCTATGTTGTCAAGTAATTCTTTTCCGTCATCCAGATTATAATCAAACAAAAATGAATCATATGTATATAGTACCAATTTAGTTTTATATCCTTTAAGTAACTTTAATAAAGCACTGATAATTATCATATTTCTCTCTGTTTCAAAATATTGAATAAAATAATTTAATAACTTGTTTCGTTCAATTTTACAATATTTAACTCCTTGGAAGAGATCAGTATCAAATACTACTGACCTGACACCCTCATGGACGTTAAACTCATCCCACAACATACGCTCATAACCTTTAACTTTATTTATAAATTCTATTTCAGATGAATTATGCCCAGTATCTTTTCCATACATTAATTGAAAAGACATTTGCTTGGCTTCTTTTATTTGCTCATCATTTGGTATATCTATATTAAAATATTGAGATGCCATATATTTATGTGGTGATATGTCATCTGGAAATTTATAGCCTGTTAGATCCGCAATTAGTTGTAAGTGATAAGCTTCATAATCATATTCTATTAATAGTCCTCTATTATGAAAGCTACTAATATACTTATCTCTTGTTCCATCTGATTTATTAAGTCCGGCGTAATTTATTCCATTCCATTTGTTTGAAGGCCTTCCTGTTGTAGTATGAATATTATATGAAGTATAATCAAATTTGTCTTTATCTGAATTAAATATTCCATTAGCTTCTATATTTGCCAAGGATGGTATCATAATATCATCATGGAATTTGCTTTTCTGTTTGTAACGTTCATTGCAAAAGCAACTCAAACCAAGATTAAAAATATTTTTCACTTCTTTAAACAATATAGCTATTGAACCTAATGAGAGATAATAAGAAGATTTATACATGCGATACTCACTGTATACTAACTCATAACATATATTAATTGTAGTTACAATATCACGGCTTGGTCTTTTTATATTTAAATCATATACTGAATCCACGTCACTATATCTCTTTATTGCATGCATTAATAGTTTCTTTTCATCAACATAGACTTCATAATCTCCATCAAACAAGACATTATTGAATACATCTATATCTACACCTTTAACTCCATAATAATTAAAGAACACAACATATTTAAGTTCTGGATTTTCAATATCTATAATAAAACAAAACGTCATATTATTTGATTTTTCTGCTGGATTGATTATTTTAAGATATTTTAAGATTGGAAATACATAGATTTTACGTGGATCATCTCTACTAAAAACCTCTAGAAATGCAATTGTATCCGTTAATGAAATCGGATTATGTAAAATCATAAACTACTTCCTTTAAATTTGTATATATTCTTTAAGTCTATTAACTGGTATTACTGGTATTGTAAGATTAACTAAATTTTCAAGATTCTCTCAATTCTCAATATTAACTATAACGCCCGAAGCTTTGCAATGGAATATAGCATAATCATTAAAGCTATTAAAATATATTAACTTCTTTTCAAAATCACCCAATTCATCAGTAGACAAAATGAAACAACTATATTTTTCTCCATCATAATATATACAATTAGATCCATCTCTAACTATATCAATAATTAACCGTTGAAAGTCATCTATATTATTGTTATCATATTCTATCACATACAAAGTAGCAATTCTTCCTAAATCCATTTCATGCTGAGTTCCTGTAAGAATTCCTACGTTATAATTAATATAAGGTAAATTGAATAAATCGTAACTTTTTTTTAATATATCAGCTCTATTTTTATTACTATCATCATTGAATAGACTATATCCAGAATTTAATAAGTCATTTATTTTTGTATATCAATCTTCATTAAGTTCATTATTTGCTATAGTTGTGTTACTATATACTACATCATTATACTCTTGAACTAAGGAATATTGACTTAAATTTGAATATAAATACTCTAATCCGTTGAATTCAGCATTATCAATTTCTCTCTTATTCTTTGTAGTAACTCCCTCAACTACTATACTATTTATTTCCGTATCTTCTACTTCATTAATATCATCAGTAATATATCACTTTAATTCGCACTTCGTATAGTATGGATGACGATCTAAATCTCTAAAATTAGTTTCATCTATTTCAGTAATTTTCTTTCCTTGAATATCACTATCTGGCTTTGCAAAGTATCGATTAATATATCCATTTGATATATCACTATTACTAACAATAGGTGTTGACGGTTTTAAGTCAACTCAATTATGTAATGAATAACTACTACCTAATCTATTATAAGTTAATATTTCTATTTGCTCATCATACAAATCTGATATTGGTATTACTTTAACTAATTGTTCGGAGACATTAAAAATAAATGATTTGCCTGTAAATCAATATCCAATAAGATCAACATGATATGGTCCTATGTATCATTCACGTGTAGATATTATCTTAAACTCATTACCAGATGTATATAGATTTTGTTTCATTAATTATCTCCTAATAAAGCACCAGTATATGCATTAAAGTTTTCAACTGAGTCATCTGCTTCATATAGTATTTTAGCATTCGATATTTCTGAGCTTGCAAATTTTTTAACTATTAATTTTATTCTCATTAATCCTGTTATTTCAGTTGTTCATGAATCCTTACCAATTGAATGCTTTACATCTGTAATTTGAAAATATGTAAATAATTTAAAATCATCATTATCGATATTATATCTAGATGGAAGATAATCAACTGTAAATATATTACCATAGTCAAACCCTGATACCCCATCCATTGTTAAAGTAAGCTCTATTGGTATTAATCTATTATTCATTTCCTGATTATATTTTGTATGATTTTTATCATCATCGTTTTGCAATCTCTTTTTCCATTCGGAATAAAATCTTTGATTTATTTTTTTCTTAGTATTAGACTTTATATTTTTATCTACTCAATCTCTTCTTTGCTCTGTGGTTCCATCAAAAAGTCCTGCTGCAAATTTTGCCTTATTCAAAGTTTTTGTTCACCAATTCTCTTTCTTTTTAGTATATTTATTTCTATCACTTGTACTACTCTTATCACTAATATACTCATCATAGGTATCGTAATTACTACCATAGAGCCCTTTAATAATATGTAGACCAAATTTATTATTGTCAATATTCTTTGACATCATTGCAGCTGTCTTAAAGCTATCTGGAATATTAGATGCCATACTATAGCTCCTAACTATAGAGTTTCTTTTTAGTAATTCAAAAACATAAACTAACGATTCATCTATTTCGCCAGTTTCAGCGTCATTATGTATTTTCTTTATATCAATTAATTTTGTTGTATTTTTTCCCTCTGGTGTTTCATATTTTAATTCAAAGTAATTTAAACAAGAAGAGTTAATTTTTTCAAGAATATAATCTATAGCTTCAGATAGCGTTGCATTGTTTAAAATAGCATCTTTAATTACATTTGTATTAATTAATATATTTGAAACAACTCCGGTAGATAAGTTTTCTCTATTTAAAAAAAACCCTGGTATAATTATATTTTTATCAGTGGTTGATACAACATTTTGATATTCTAAAAAACCCGGTAAGATACAAATATCTGGTTGCATTGATCTTAATAGTGGATGTGATCCTACTAGAACATCTTCACTATCAAATTTGTCATAACTAAGTGTCTCGAAGAATCTTGAAATTACATTTTTCTCAAACCATCTAAGAGTTACGTATTTATCTGTTCCTCCAAGAAAAGGTATAATACTACTATCTGCAATACCAAAGACTTCCGCATCTTTATTTGCTAGCTCTCTATTTAATAAATTTGTTCAAGCTTCACTTTCCATATAATCTATAATAGATGATCTATCTATTTCATCAGTATCTTCTGTATCTTCCACTTTTTGAGCTAATATAGAATTTCCTGGTGACATTATTTCTAAAGATATATCAAATCCTAAGCTTTCATTTCCAGTTCAACTAAAATTTACAACTCTTCCAACAAAAGCATCTCAATCGCCATTAGAATCTCTTCTCTTTTCCTTTAGCCTATCATAATTAAATATTTCTTCTCTCTCATCTTCTATTTTTACAAAACTACTCATACCATCTTCTGTTGCTCAACCTCACTGTATGACTATAGAACCCTGAACATTCATAAACAAAGCTTCTATCATCTCCAAATCACTTATAGTTCAGCACTTTAATGATATATCTGCTTTTCTAATAGAGCCAAATGTACCTTCTAACGCAACACTTAAAGAATCTATACCAGGTACCGGTCTAAATGGCTGTGCAGTATCTCTTTGAGAAAGCATATTTTCAAAGCCGCCAAGCCCTTTATTAATTGCTCCTAAGAAAAGATATTGAATCCTTGGCTCCTCATTAAATTGATCATTTCTATACTCTATACAAGAGTGCATTGATATCCAGGGTGTTTTTGAATATAGAGATAGCATCTCAGCAGACTCTAATCTTGCTTCATTATTATTGTAATTTAGTAATCTCTTTCTTTTGTCAAGTGCAACTCTAACCTTTGTCGATACGTGTGAACCGAATATTGCCATAATTTATCTCCTACAACTTTGATAATATATCAATATAATTAGCTGGGATTCTTATTCTTAATCCCGGTTCTATAAATATAGAATCACAATTGACATACTCTTGATTTGCGCGAGCTATTATTCATCATAAATTTTGATTCTTATAGTATTTCCAAGCTAAAGAGTCAAGTCTATCTCCCTCTCTAACTACTATATAAACATCTGATTCGCTCTCTTCTATTATAGGAATATTAAATGTTGCATAACTTTTTCCATTATTTTCTACTTTAGTATTTTTATATCTACTTATCATAATTCTTTTTTAATTTGACTCCTTCATTCATTCTTCAGTAACACCGTCGATATGTGACATTATTGATCTTGGTATCTCGTGATATAATGGTGTAAAGTCTGCTGTGAATTCAATATGCTTTGGTAATCTTAATATATCTATTCCGGTATCTATTTCTCAAGGTGAGCCGTCTGGATATGATATTGTTAAACTAGAAAAGTATCCTGGCATATCTATTAATAAATCAGCTAAAGTGAGCTTTATTATAGGAGCAGTCATAATACCATTTTCATAATTTGGATATTGTAGTCCCATCAAGTAATTTATCTTTGTTCAAATAGGCTTAAATTCACTCTTAGAGCCGATGTAAACGTTCCATGCTATATTATACGTTCTCTTTACTCCAGTATAAACAGGAAATGATTCAGGTCTTCCTATATAGCTTATATCATTCCATTCTCCAGAAATAGAATCTGTAATTGAAGTAATTGCTGCTCTAAATATAATATACATATTATTATAAATATCGTAAATTTTAAATGGAATAATATCTTTTAAATCAGTTGTAAGATCATCTTTTCCATATGGATGTAAAGAAATCTTATCACTGGCACCAACTCCATAGTCGGCAAATCCAAAGTTCTTTACAGCACTCTGAGAATCAGCATTTGTTTCAGTCTTATCATGAGGCTCTGAAGTAAGTGTTCCAGCATACATTTTAGGCAAAACTATATTATCTCCATAAGCTAATTCAGCTCGAGTTCATTTTCTCGGATATACTCCTTTGTATTCTTTATCTATATATCTTATTCCAGAAGAGTCGTCTGTAGATATTCCTACCTCTCCAGTGGTAGGATTTCCAGTTTCGCTTTTAGTTGTGCCGATGAAAGCTTCAAGTAATGAAGCATTACCCTTCTTAATATCGGTTCCTGCAGCAAATGATTTTAAAGAATCATTTGTATTATGTTTATTATAATCCTCAATTACTCTGTCTTGATCTTTATTTGCTAAACTAGTTCTTTCAGTCTCTATTCACTTAGAATAAATACCTTCACCTGATCCTAAGCTAAATCCTAATAAACCTTCACCTGTTGTTCTTACTATATGTATTGCTGGCACAGCAGAGCCGATTGCTGAAGCTAAATTATATGCTCTAGTATTATGTCTTGTATTAAATGATTGTCACAAAACTTGTTTTGCAACCCATAATAACCCTTTAGGACTTACTAGTCACTTTCCTACTCGTTCAATGTCTTCTATTGTTGAGCCAAAGGGAAGCATCCTACTATCATATGCTTTAATTTTTGTAGATTCATTAGTACTTATTATATATGGATCAGACGTATCTATTGTTCAGCCAGAAAATGAATCATTTTGAGACATTTCTCTAATTTTATATTTAGAAGCAAATTTTCAATACGGCATTGAATGTCTAATATCTTCATCAGGAGTCTTTCTATTGTCATATGAATCATTAATTATAGATATGCTATGATCATAATCTGGACCTGTATTATATGCATCCTCTCAATCTCAAAGTGACGTACCTGGCTGTGAAAACGATTCTCAAGGTTTTCCGTCAGGTAACTTATTACTCTCATGTATTGTAAGTAGTGGTGATGTCGTAGTATTATATGTTAGATGAGTATACAAATCCGTAAATGAAGGAGGAAATTCATCTTTATAACTGTATAATCCAGCTCACTTTTTCCCTCCAGGTAGTACTCCAGACTTATAAGATGATTCAATTGGAAGTTCAAAACCGCTTGTTTTAAATCTTGGATATAGTTCACTAAACGTTGGAGGAAACTCTTCATTGTACTTATATATTCTTCAAGTATTAGTACTATACAAATTTAATATGCTAACTCTAGAATAATTCTTATCTATATTTTTTTTATTTTTATTCATCTTTTTTATGCCTGATTATATGATGGTATTAAATCTGCAATAGCTTTATTTATTTTCTTACCATCTATGTTTATATTTTTAGTTTTTGAAGTTACAACGATTAGTTGTTCAAGTTTATTATTTAGGCTTTTCAATAAATCAATATTTTCTTTATTTACCACATTAGTGGATTCTTTATTACTTTGTTTTGTCGCACTTATTTTATTACTTGATATCATTTCTGGCTGTATAGCTTTTATTAGTGGAGATAAAACTGCGCCTACTGTACCTATAGCAATCGTAGATGCAGAAAGAGCTGCCAAGCTAATTGCTAAAGTTGTAAAAACAGATGACATTGTTAATAAATGTCCGAAATTAATACTCATTAATTGACTAAGTCCATTCGCAAGCATAATTGCTCCATATCCAGCTGCTGACATTGCCGTTCCAAATATAAGTAGAGAAACACCCATTGCTGCAAATACTCCAGCACCTATAAGAATTGGTGCTCACAGCAAACTAATTCCTGCCATAAGACCAGCTAAACCAACAATTGCTACTCCTGCCAATGCTAATTGTTTTCAATCAACTTTAACGAATTCCTGAAGTGCTTTAGCTGTAACTCATAATGCACCTGACATAATTACTAAAGCAGCTGCGCCCTTAATTAAATTCGTTGGATTCATACTCATTAATCCACCTTTTTTACCGGCGCCCTTAGCAACATTCAATCCCATTTGAGCAGTGGTTTCTGAATTTATTGCTGCAACATTTGCACTATGTAAGGAGACTTCTGCAGCAGTAGCTGCATTTAATCCCATTTTAGCTGCAGATCACATAATAAGTTTAGCAATCATTCTAGGAATAAACGTTACAAAATCTAAAATTAAGCTTCCGCTTTTCTTAGCCATTACTGAAAAGGCGCCAAGGCCTTGAGTAACTTCTGATATGTTTCCTGCTAATGATACTCAGAATCCAATATTTTCTTTAGTAGCAAATCTCTTAATCGTTGATCCGATCCCTGTCATTATTTTTGCAGTCATATTATTTTTCTTATTATATTCACCAGTAAGATTACCTAAATTCTCTTGATTTGCAACCATAGTTTGTAATTTATCAACTGATAATCCCATTGCTCCAGCTAGAGCTTTTCGCTGAATAACATTCATACTATTAAACTCTTCAAGTGAGCCAGCTTGCTTAACCATCTCAACCATAGCTTCATCAGTTTTACCTGCAAACATTAACTCTCTCGCTTTCTGTAAATTAATCTGTTTACCAAGTAATACCGAAGCTTCAAGTTCACCTCTAATAGATGATTCTATATCTAATAAACCTTCTGTTGCTGATGCTACATCTGACATCTCTAATCCGAGTTGTCTAGCATGAACTGCAAACTTAATCATATCCTTTCCACCATCAGAAGTATATTTTGCAATAAACTCAGAATTTGCAGCAAGGTCAGCCATAACAGTTGATGGTATTACATTTGATATATTTGAAAACTCAATTGTAAATGCTTTTAATGATTTGACTGTTTCAGAAGTTCCATCGGAAATATTACTAAATGTCTTTAATAGCTCAACTGCTCTATCTTCTGACATACCATAGAACTTCTGTAATTCAATAGCGTCCGTAACGAGAGACATATGCGCTGTTTTAAGACTACCAAATTGTTTACCTATCTCCTTCATTATCTTTCAATTATCAGTTCAACTTGCGCCAAATTTTAGACCTGCTTTCCAGCCAGTTCATAATTCACCTGATAAATCAATAACGTTACCAATACTTAAGCCCATTTCTGTAAACATTTCTTTAGTAGTACCGTAAGCGCCTTCTAAATTCTTTCTTAGAGATAGAGCTGCCGTTGCTCCAAACACTAAGGGTTCAGATGCTATATCAACTATTTTTTCTTTAAGTTGTGAAAATAGTTTTGCTGTTCACTTGACTTGCTTATTTACTTCTGCTTGTTGCATTCCCTGCTCTGCAACTGCCGCTTTTACCTTATTGAGCTGCATTCCTTCATCTTTAAATAGCTGTGTTACTCTTGCAAGTGATTGCTCTTCTCGTTGTAATAATCGAAGCTTTTCATTTAAAAGTTCAATAGACTCTTCACTTCCACTATTTACAGATGAGTTAAGATTAATAATTTCTTCTTTTAAATTATTTATTCTACTTAATTGTGATTCTTCTATAACACTAAATCTCGTATTTAAAAGCTGATTATTTAAATCTGTAGTTGCTAATCCGATTTCTTTATATGTCTTCTCTAATTCTTTTCAATGATTACTTTCACTAGAAATTAGCTCTTGCTTCTTCTTAAGCTGTACTAATGTAAGTTTACCCAATCTATCTCGCTGAGCATTATATTGAGACTCAATTCTTTGAGCTTTTTGAAGATGCACCTTATATTGTGCAGTATAGAGCTTCTGCGCTTGCATTTGAGCTATTGAAGAAATATTTGTGTCATCTATATTCATCTTTTTTTAATCGCTTTTTCTTAAATCGTATGTGTATAAAAACAAAAGCGGGAATGGTCCCGCTTTAATTTTAGTTGTTTTTTAAACTTTTTTTTTATTTTCTTTTTGGGCTCTTATTTTTAGCTTTTTCAATCTCATCATTTTCTTTCTTAATTATATCTGATACTTTATGTATGTAGTATTTTCTAAGAAAAATAGGCATCTTATAGTATACTTCACTTCAAATGAATCCACCCTTACCATGATATATTAAATAGAAAATCTCATCATGAATAACTTTTTTATAGCTCGGAGTTAGGCCAAAAAAAGGAAACCCCTAGCGGGATTTGAACCTCCTTATCATAACTGCAATTCTCGCATTCGAACTTAAATTTTGTTATAACATCTGGTGAAATATCTGAAATATATTTTTTTAATTTTGAAGAATCTATTGCTAGCATAGTGTCTATTTTGCTATTGATTGTACTTCTATCTGTAATATCATCAATTGCAATTATTGATTTCTTTAATCTTGTTGTTCCAATATGATCTGATTTTTTATCGTATTTACTAATATTCTTTGCTGTTTGCTGAATATCTTGCTCATCTCTATGAGTCAATAATTTAAATTTTATTACTTCCTTACTCTTTGGTAAAGTAAAAATAAATTCATTTCCATTTTGAAATAATGCATCATCAATTTCTG